CTGCATTGGGTCGCAGCTTTTCATGTTTCATAGAAGTCCTTCTTCACGGAGGAGGCCCAGACCCTCTTCCGTTATTCGCCAGATACGCCCGTATTGGTGGGGGGCTTCTTTAGTTGTGATCAACCCAAGGCTGGCCAGAGCAGCAATCTCCTGGTCGAACTCCCTTGCGAGGTTCGATTGGAGAGAGATGCCCTGGCGATAGACCGTGAGAAGGATCGAGTTGAATGAGGTTCGATTCATCAATGAGTGTCGGCCCAGGTCAGGCCGATTTTAGATTCACCTGCCAGAGGGCAGCGGAAGTTGAAGTACTGTCCAGCTAGAGAAACACAGAGCGTAGCCATGGTGGCTATCTGCTCTGCGATCTCCTTCGTGCGGCAGGCGATCTGCACCTCGTCATGTGACCAGGCACAGAAGGCGTAGTCTCCATCCCAGCCATGCTTGAAATGCTTCTGCAGCTCTTCCTCTAGGAGGACCAGCCACTGCTTGCACACCAGAGCACCGGCTCCCTGGAGGAGAGTGTTCAGTGCAGCGTGTGAGCTTCGAACATGAATATGCCTTCCGTCCAACCCGACAAGGTAGCCTCGTTTAGAAGCTGATTGCACAGCTTCGACAAGTCGTCCGAGGGCAGGCAGAGAGCGTAGAAACTTAGCTTTGAGTTTTTTACCATCACCTGCAGTTCCAGATACAATGGATCCGATCTTGGCGTCTCCGGCTCCGTAAAGGAAAGCGTAAATGAAGGTCTTTGCTTGGTTCCTCGTATCCAGTCCAGCAGCCTTTTGATTTTCTGTGTGAATGTCTCCACCTAATAGTACCTCAGCGTATTTGCCACCGTCCCACTTAGCCATGAAGTGAGCCAGGCAGCGGAGTTCTAGGCCACTAGCATCTGCCCCAACCAAGTGCCAACCGTTAGGCACAGTAAAAAGGCTACGACACTCAAGCCCATAAGGAGAGCTAGAAGCAGGCACTTGAGACATATTCGGATAAGCGTGAGTAGCACGTCCAGTAACTGCTCCGTTCGGGTTAATAGATCCATGAATCTTTCCATTCTTCTCACACTTCATCCAGGCCTGGCCTCCCTCATTGAGCTGGGAGATCCGCTTCTGGACGAGTAGGTACTCTGTCAATTGCTTGCAGGGTTCGTACTTGAGTTTGCTCAGGACAACTTCATCCACCATGGGCTTGCCGCCCTCAGTGAAATCCTTGGGCTTCCACCCGTAGAGGGTGATGAGTCGATCAGCGATGTGGTCACGGGACGAGGGGTTAAACTCGATCACCTTGACCTTCTTGACCGGCACACCCTTGGTGTAGCCTAGGGTCTTGTTGTTGACCTTCGGCACGAAGTCGGGGAGCTGTACCTCCCAGGAGCCAAAGTACTCCTTGAGTTCCCTCTCCAGCTCCCCACGGCGTTGGACCAAACGAGCCAGTAGCTCAGCAGCCTTAGGCACATCGAAGCAAAAGCCGTTACGCTCCTGCTTGGCCATGAGCCATGCCACCTGGTGCTCAAGGTCCAGAGCTTGTTGGGAATAGTCCTTGTCTACAATCTTCTGGTAGAGCTGGGCTGTGACCTCCACGTCCTGGACGCAGTAGTCGAGCATCTCCTGAGAGAACGTCTCCCAGCCACCATCGTAGTCACCCTTGTAGTTGCCGAGGCGATAGCCCCAGGCAGCCAGTGAGTGTGACCCGAAGAGTTTCCCTGGGAGTTTCTCCTGCTTGAGGAGAACGTTGTCCGTGTCCTTGATGTTTGCCCAGATCAGTCGCGTGGCAACTAGGGTATCGAACACCTTGGAGGTATCCACCTTGAACCAAGGGTAGAGTTTCTGGATGACGGGGATGTCATACTTGATCACGTTGTGACCAGCGATAACTACGTCACCCATCATAAATCGAAGACCATCTTCGATCTCTTTGGGGGTAACACAGCGGTAAACCTCTGTGCCATCCTTCATCACCAAACAATGTATCTTGCTTACTTCATCCAGCAATCCATCTGTTTCCAAATCGAATATAAGTGCCACGCTGTCCCTTTCGACTAGCAATAAAAAATAGGCAGGATCGTCAATCTTCCGTCCGAGTAACTAGCCCGGAGTCCTTACAGCGGACTTCTACCGCTTGCCTTGAAATTACTTCTTCAGGACGTAGCGAGCGTAACGCTGGCCAGTCACTGGGTGCTTCTTGTGCTGGGTTTCAATGTTGTAACCCATGGCCTTCAGCTCGCTAATACGTTTAGTCAAAGACTGGATGGAATAATCCACCAATGCTTCACGCTGCGAAATGCTCTTGGCCTTCTTGAAATGTGCGAGGAGAATCTGATTCTGTGTCATTTAAAATTCCGAGTTAGTTTCATCTTTGAAATCACCAGTAGTCTCTGAGAGACGACCAGTGTCACGATCATACAGTAGGCAACCCGCCTCCCCTGTCTCACCGGAGAACCGGTTCTTCAGGACACGCAGAGTTGTCACGTTGGGGTTGTCACCCTGTTGGTTGCGCTCCAAGCCAATGACCATGTCACTGAGCTGAGCAATGGAGTGTGAGCCACGGAGCTGGGACAGTGATGTCTTGGCTCCCTCCTCATGCCCCTTGCCATCCGAAGGACGCTTGAGGTGTGACACGAGGAACATCCCTACCCCTGTCTCTTCGACCAGGGTACGGAGCATGGTCATAGCGTTGTCGATGAGTCGTCTTTCGTCACCATCGCCCAGCCCAGAGACCACGATGCTGAGGTGATCGAGGACAATCCAATCGCAACCGCAACCCTTTGCAAGGAATCGGACTCTGGAAATGAGATTGTCAATATCACTAGAGCCGAAATGGTTGTAAAGGAATACACGCCCAGTGCCCAGAGTGGAACTGAAAGCGTGTCGTAGATCTTCTTCACTGACTCCCTCTCTGCTGAGATGCAGGGGCTTGTTGAGTTCAATGCCCATGAGACCCAGAGCTGTACGCTTAGGGTTCTCTTCGAGCATGATCATGCCGACTGTCTCACCGGCCTTGATCAGGTGGTGAGCTACCTCGCGGACGATGGCTGACTTGCCTACCCCTGACCCTGCAGTGAGGGTCACCAGCTCGCCCTTGCGAGCACCGTGAGTGATGCTGTTCAGGGCTGGCCATGGGTATGGGATGGAGGGAATGACCTCAGTGCTGGACACCTGGTCCCAGAGATCCTCACCTGCCAGGATACCGTCAGGACGGTAGGCCTTGGCATTCCACATGGCAGAGACGATGGCCTCAGGCTGCCCCTTCTGGAGGCACTCGTTGGCATCCTTGAATGGAAGCGTAGCGATCTTCGCCTTGCCTGCCTCAAAGAGTTCCACGCATTCAGCCATCGCCTTCTTGCCAGGCTCGTCCTGGTCGAACATGAAGATGACTTCCTCAAACTGGTTGAGGTACTCCAGGTTCTTTTGGATCGCCTTCTTGGCACCCTGTGCCCCGTTGGGGACAGAGACCACAGGCCACTTGTTGCCCTGCACCTGGCTCACGGTCAGGCAATCGATCTCACCCTCAGTGACGACGATCTTCTTCCCGCTGTTCCACAGGTTCGCTCCGAAGAGTTGGGCTGTGGAGATGTTCCCCAGGACCGAGAAGTCCTTGTTCGGGGTGCGGATCTTTTGGGCAATAAGGGTTCCACTCGCATCGTAGTACGGGGCAATCTGGACAGTGCGCCCTTGGAACTCGCCAACCTGGTAGCCAAATTTCCTGCAGGTGTCCTCGCGGATACCTCTCTTGATCAGGTCCTGGTATGAGCCTGAGATCAATCCTCGTTCCTTCTTTGCGGTCTGCGCTGGGGCATCCGTGCATGAACCGTCACCTTTGACGTGTGTGTTGCAAGCAAAACAGAACTGGTGATTGTCTGAGTAAAGAGAGTTGGCATCAGACGAACCGCAGTTCTCACAAGGTATGTGTCTTAGAAATGTACTTTCGTCCTTATCCATGAAATCCTTTTGTTAGTTATCCAAATGTGCAACCATTACTGGAGGCCCTGTTCATGCGCCCACTTCTGAGCGTCAAAGCAGGGGCACTCCTTCTTCACATCAGGGAAATCTCGGTGACCCTGGATGTGTGCCTTGGGGTACTTCGCCTTGAGCTTCGTCAAGAGAGCTTTGAGTGAAGTCCACTGGGCTGAGGTGAAGTTGTCCTGGGCGATCTTGGGATCGTCAGCACTGACACCACCGACCATGCAGATGCCGATGGAGTGGGCGTTCCAGTTCTCCACATGGGCACCAATGGTCGCCTCTTCGCGTCCCTCTTCCACCGTGCCATCACGCTTGATGACGTAGTGGTAGCCGATGCACTTCCAACCCTTGGCTCGATGCCACTTGTCGATGTCGGCTGCACCTACGTTCTGCTTGGGACCAGTGGCAGAGCAATGAATTGCAATGTAGTCCGTGCTGTCACGAACCTTAGTATTAGCTTTGTAAACCATTATGTTTCTCCTTCAGCCACGCATCAGGTATTGCCTTGTCTGCGTACTTGAAGTTGTGCTTCTCGCACCAGTCGGCATAGGTAGTCTTGCTACGCTTGCTGATCTTGGTCTTGGAATTACTGAATACGAATCGAATGTCGTACTCGGGGTGTTGCTTTTGAACGAGCAAATGTTTCTGTCGATCCTCAGTGAGGAAGCGGCCTTTGCTCTCGATGATGATTCCGTTGGTCAGGACAAAGTCTGGAGTGTACTTCGCGGGTTTCTCTGGTTTCACATAGGGGATAACCAGTTCCTCAAAGAGAAACCCCACACCCTTCGATGTGAGGTCCTCTGCGATGCGTTCTTCCAGACCAGATCGGAACCCATACTTGAGTCCGACCTGTGCTGTGCTCAACGGTTTCTTTTTAGAAGTCCTTGTTGTCGGACTCTTCTTCGTTGGTGAAACCATTTGATTCAGCGGGGGTATCTTCCGCCTCGTAACCCTCTTCTTCACCGAAGCCATAGGCATCGGCACTTGCGCCACCACTGAACTCAACCAGGTCGATCACCTGGACAGCCTTCAGACGGAGCGACACACCAGCACCGGCAATCGCGGTGTAGTAGGGGATCAACTCGTAGGCGACCTTCACCTTGGAGCCGCCACCAATCTTCGCGTCCTGGAGGGGCTTGCCCTTGGCATCGAAGATGGCTGGACGCTGCTCGAAGGGATCGCCCTGCTTGGGGGTGACCTTGGCCTTCAGCTTGAAGCGGAAGGTCACAGCACCGGTCTCGTCGTTCACCTGGTAGGGAGGTTCACCTTCCTTGATACGCTTGCCAGGGTTCTCCTTCTTGGCCTTAGCGATAGAAGCCTCAAACTGTTCATCCAAAAAGGTGACGAGGGGAGCTGCTGCACTGGGGTCTTTCACCTCCAGAGAGATCTTGTACTCGCCATCAGGATTGAACTTGGTGTCGGGCTTGGTCAAATACGGATACTGAGCAATGCCTGCAGGCGTTGTGTATCGGGGGTTCTTTGCTTTAGTCATAAAGTCCTTACTTCAAATAGCCTTCGTAGGCTTCTTTCATTTCACGAATGATCTGGTTGCGCTCTGCAATAGAGTTGGCGGTGCGGAAAGTTCCGTCAGGGAAAACAATACGGTACATACTTACTCCTCAATGGACATGATAAAAGATTCAACGTCAGCACCAACCTGCTCGTTGTCTAGGATGTAACCCTGTGCAGCGAGAAATTTGTGGAACTGGTAGGCAATGGCCATCCATGTGCAGTCATCATTGTACTTCTGCGTGATGTCCACAGCGCCACCGTTAGAATCAAAGCAGCGCATGTAAATCGTCTTGGTAGACATGAGAGATCCTTTTTCAAAGTTTGGGTATTCCAATTGTGCAACCATTGCCAACTGGTAAACGTTTAGGCGAAGCAATATCGGCTGTTGACCACCTCGGACAGGTCCAGGGTGCCTCGTGCCGGTAAGGGTTGGAGCTTCTCTCGGTTCTTCTCAGAGAGCTGCTCAATGATCTCATCCCTGAAGGACTCAATCACCTCGACCTCACCGTACATCTCGGTGAAGCCCTCACGCACCGTGTGGTAGAGCTGCTCGACATCCCCTGCCGTGGTCCCGAACGAGTCATGGATCATGGCGAAGTTGTCGATGCCTGCCTGCTTGGCACGGACTACCGTCAGCATCATGTGAGCTGCATCGCAGGAGTGGACGAAGTTGGGAGCGATCCCAGAGGACTGCTTGCGGCGGTCCAGATTGTCCTTCTCCTGGTACATCGTGAGGTACACCAGCTTGCCGTTGATGGCAGTCTTGACCTTGCGCTTCTCCATGTCGGCATAGGCCTGCATCACGGGGAAACCCACAGGGGTTGTCCATCGCACTGGGAGTTCCTCAGAGGCAGCCAGAGAGGCAGCCCCTTGGAGCCAGCGCATGGCCTCACCAGCCTTGACCAGGACCTTGTTGACCGAAGTCCAGATCGCCTTGGCCATGTACTGGGCACCCTGGTAGCCGTCACCCTGGAAGGGGAAGGGTTTACCGGACTGCTTGGCTGGACGGATGATGTCCTCCATGAGCTGCTCCTTGAAGCCGTACTCCTTGGAGCCGTAGGCCAGCGTCATGACGGATCGCTTGGTCACCTTACGGGTGATCCCGAAGTCCAGCCACTGCTGTGCCAGGGCTTTGGTCCCGTGCTTCACATAGGCCACACCTTCCTCGGTGTGCTTCAGCTCGTCATCGGTACCGTGGACCAGGTCGTGGTTCACCTGTTCCAAAACCTTGTTGGCAACCAGTTGATAGACATCCGCAGGTAGCTCCTTGGGCACAAGGTTGACAGCAGAGCCTCCGACTTCGTCACGTAGCATCGCGGAAAAGTGCTGGATGCCAGAGCATGAACCGTCCATAGCCACGGGCAGTTTTGATACGAACGACTCGCCATGCTCAGTGAAACCTGCCCACTCGAAGCAGAAGGCAAGGAACTGCCACGGTTTATCGATCTCGACCCCTCCAATCGTTCCACACCATCCTCGAAATCCGTAAGGATCTCGCGCAATTGCAATGATTTCATCTTCATTATCCTGTACCCAATTGACACGGTCTTCAAAGCTGGCCTTGTCGTACCCAGCAACGTTGGCTCCGTGGATAGCCAACCATTTCCAACCCTCGCTGCCCAATGGCTTACCGTTTGCGAAACGCAACAGAGCCTTCTGAAAGTCAGACCCCTGGGGATTCAAGTGGGGGACAGCGTAGATGCGGCCACGGAAATCGAGCTGGTAGGGGAAGAAGATCTTGCGGAACTTCTCGTACCTACGGGCGATCCCCAAGGCCATGTTGAACCCAATGCGTTGACCCAAGATCGAGAGGTTCTGGACGTGGACCTTAGCGGCCTCGATCCGGTACTCTTTCTTGGCTTCCTCATTGGTGTCGATGTCGTGCGGCTTGACCGGCAAGGGCAGGCCATCACGAGACGGCAGACCAGCGATCTCCGAACCTGACTCCCAGAGCTGCTCCATCACCTCGAAGACCTGGCTGTTGATCTGCCAGGCGGTACGCTGCAGGGCGTTCACTGCCTCGTACACGATGGGCATGTCGGTGTGCTTCAGCTCGTCCAGGTAGGCCTTGTTCTTCGACTTCACCAAGCGGATCGGCTTGATGTTGGAGGAGATGTAGCCACCGTTGAACGGGGTGGTCCAATCCTTGGGCTGCACCACCATGGGTTCGTAGACAGGACGAAGGAACTGGGTCACCTCGTTCTTCTTCTCGATCCACTCAAGGGTCTCAGGCAGGGCCTTCACGTACTTGATGGACTGGTCCTTATCGACCTTCTGGTGGGTCAGCTCGACCAACCCGACAGCCTGGATCGCAATGTCCAGCATCTTGATGCCAACGTGGAGGCGGTCAGTGCGAACCCAGCGCTTCCAGCCATCACCCGTGCGGTCAGCCTGGCGGACTGCGTAGATGTGGCGGTAGTGGCCTGAGGTGCGCTTCTTCGCCCCGATCAGGATCTTCTCGTACTGCTTGCGCTCCAGCTCACGGATGCCAGCGAACCGCAGCTCGTCCTCGATGGCCGTGCCGATAGCGACACCCACGAACTGCAGGGTGCGGAGGCTGGAGATACCCGACAGGATCGCCTTGAGGGTGAGGAAGGCCAGCATCGTGGATGGTACATCCTTGACCTTGGGATAGGTCGTAGAGAAGCGCCCAGCCCGTCCGGCTGCCATTCCCTCTTTCCACTCATCGATGGCCTTGGCGAGCGTCTCCAGGCGGTGAGCCAGGATGGTGGTGCCGTATGCGGTGCTCTCTTCGCGGCCTGCATGGATGGCTTTGGAGACATCACGGATGTACCGGTCTGCTCCACGCTGGGTCATACCCTCTTCGAGCTGAATCTGAATGCTCATGAGGTCATCGTTAGGGTTCATGTCGATCATGTTTAGGTTCCTGTTGTAGTGGTAACTATAGATAATATACCTTTTAGTAATTATCTTAGAGAGGAGAACTCAGAGATTATCTCTAGTCTCTCTTTCGTCTATCCAATTGTGCAACCATTGGAGTTCCTCCTCTGTTCTCATTGGTTGTCTATTGGCAAGTGGTTGTCACCGTTTGTGACACATTAGTTGTCACACGAAGAGTCTAAAGGAAACCTTTTCCCTTAGGTAACACTCTCCATGTGGTAACTGTTCCGTTGCAACGAAAAGAACCCCCTGATTTCTCAGGAGGTTCTCAAGTGAACTGAGCTGTTCAAAGATGGTGCGGTCGAGAGGACTCGAACCTCCACGGATTTCTCCACTAGCACCTCAAGCTGAGGGGTACAAGAGAAATCAATGACTTAGGTTGTCACACTATCCCGAAAATCAGCCTCAGTTGTCACAGCTCAATGGCCTGTGACAGGTGGTCTTTACCCGTTCACAACCATGAGATGCGGCTTGATGGATACTTGCTCCAGTGCCTCACGGCCTGCCTGAAGATTGCTCGGGGCAAGGTGGGCATAACGCATGGTCGTGGTGATGGAGGAGTGACCCATCCAAGCCTGAACCACTGCGAGAGGGACACCACGCTGGACCATACGAGATGCACAGGTGTGCCTCAGCATGTGGACGCAGAACTGGGTGTCGTCCTCCAGCCCCATGGCCGTCTTCAGCTCCCACCATTCACGCCTGAGGGTGTGGAAGGTGTAGTCGAAGGGACGGAGCTGGTTGCCCCTGCGCTGCAGGATCTCAGCCACCCGCTGGGTCACTGGGACAGCTCGTGCCTTGTCCGTCTTGGTCTGCCCAGCATGGAGGTGGAGCATCCCATTGGCGAAGTCAGACTTGTGCAGGCCCAGCAGCTCAGACCTACGGAAGCCGGTGTCAGTGGCCACCACGATGAAGTCGTAGAGCTGGTGGAGATCGAGCTGACGGCACATGGCCAGCGCCCTGCTCTCCTCAGCCTCGTCCATCCAGCGGATGCGGTGGCTACCAGGCTTCCTGCGGGGCAGCTTGGGCATGGCCTTGATCCAGTCCTTCTCCATCGCTGTGGTCAGCATCTTGGAGAGGTGAGAGATCTTGTGGTTGACCGTCTGCCCCTTGTTGCCTTCCTCTTCCCAGGCCTCGACGGCATCCAGTGCCATGTCGAAGGTGACCTCCGAGACCGGAGTGTCCTCAGGGATCTGCTCGAAGACCGCCTTGCAGAAAATCTTGTGGGTATCCTGGCCTTTGTCCTCTTTCCAATAGAGCCTCCAGGTGAGGTCATGGGCTTCTTTGAGGGTGTGGATACCAGCAGGACGTTTTGCAGGCCCTGTAGCTGGTTTTAGAGGGCTTCCTGTGGCTTTCTGACGGGTCAGTGCCTCAAGTTCAGCGACCTCAGCTTCGTTCTTGGTCTTGAAGCTCTCACGGAATCGATGGGCACCACTGCCCACAGAGACCATGTAAGCTCCACCACGTTCGTAGATGGGCATATCAGTTGCTCCCCAAAATGTTATTCACAGTGATCTGACCCTTCTTGGTGAGACGAATTATCTTTTTTCGTCTCTCCATCGGGTCCTCGAATGACTCGATGAGTTTCAGTCCTTCCTCCTTTTTCCTGTTGATCTTCCCAAGAGCACCAATATGGCGACTAGCAGTGGCCAGCCCTATGCCTGCTCTTTTAGCGATCTCAGAGAGCGACATGCCCTCTGCTTCTTCAGCGACTACGAACAGGCACTTGGCCTGACCTAGCGGCATCTCTGGGTCGATTGCTGAGATACCTGTAAGAAAGCGAATCGCGTCTGTGGGTGTCATATGTGGTGCTTGCTCCTATGTGTCTTAGTGACACAGGGAGACTCCCACATACCCCGAGTCCGGTCAAGAACAGTTTCCACTTGGCAAGTGTGTAGCGCACCAAATGGTTACCTTGCCCATTGACAACAGTTACCCGACTCCAACACAAGTGTAACCTGTACTTTACAGACCGGAGGTCCCGAGAATGCGATTGTCAAATGCGGTGTTGGACGCTGTCAGAAAGGGCGGCGTCGAGGTCTATTTCGCAGACAGGCATACCACAAGGGTCTGGAACGGCTTGCGCCTCCAAGGGGAACCCATGAGGTATGGCGGCTGGTACTGGGTGAGGAAATCCAAAGGTAGGGTCGTGGCGGCAGACGAAGACGGACCTTTTAGGACCGAATCCGCTGCCATCAGGGATGCCTTTGTGAAGCTCCAGCTTAGGTAGAAGAGGGTTCCCCCGCCTCTTTGACAATGCGGAGCAAGCCCTTCTCCTCCAGGTCTTTCACCATGTTGATGAAGTTGGCCTGGCAGTGCATGGCGATGGAGTCCGCTGGGTTGTCCTGACACCCGTTGCCCTGCCATACGAACTTCGTTTTGAGGCCTTGTGGTGTGTCCTCTAAAAAGAATGCTGTTCTCATTTGGTTCCTTTTTTGCAAGGTTGGTCTAATTGTGATTCTGCTCTTCCACACCGCTTACACATGCCCAAGACAACCTGACCATTCCTGTCGCAGATAATTTCTGGGCGGTCTTTGTCTTCGTCGGTGTAAAGATCGTGATCGAGCTTCTCCTTTTTGCCGAAGGTTTCCTCCCAGCGGCGGTCATATTCCTCTTTAGGCACCTCAATGGGACGTGGTGCTGAACCCTTGCCACCGTCACTCATTTGGAGCCTCTAGGTACTCAGCGACATCTAGGCAGGCCTTAGCTAGCTCTCTTAGCTCAGTGGCATCTAGGTAAACCTTACCATCGTCCATATAGCCCTTGATCTCTTTACCACTCACTGTAATACCAAAGTTACCCATAAACTCCATCCAAGATTGTGTCTCTGGACACCTACTTTTCATTGTCTTCATTTCGTACTCCAAACAATTAAACCAAACAAATAGATGCCTGCCGAAGCGGCCTCCACCACGATCAACGCTGTGTCCTTCGCTTTGATGCCTACGAGACACCAAAGGGAGCCACCGAGTGCTCCGAAGACAAGGTTGAGCGGGTAGATGTTGAGGGCGGTTAGGACCATTCCGATCAGGTAGAGGCCTGTGCCTGCCCAGCGGGTGGTCAAGGGTTTCCCCTTGCACGGATCTTCCTAGCACAAGCAAACCCGTTCACATCCTCACCAACATCTTCGTTCATGGCTCTTTGGAACTGCTCACAAGTGAACGCACAGGCTTCTCGTTCTTCTGACACCGCATCAAGAACCAACTTTAAAACCCACGCAGAAACATTCCTGTGGCCTGCTAGTCTTTCAATATCTTTGAGGTTCATAACGGTGCCTCCTCAAACTCCTCTACACGCTTGCCCTCAATTTGCTTGAGTAGCTTTGCCATCTCTTTGGGAGACAGGCGTGTGAACGGCCAGAGAGGCCAGCCGGATGTGTATGGGTAGTTCATGCGGCCTCCATGGCATCGTTCAAGGCAAAAAACAGTTGGCCAAGCATCAGGGCTTGCTCATCTGACATCCCTGCTTCCTCACGGCTCCGGTGGGAAGTCCGGCCAATGCCCCGTACAATCAGATCAAGCTCTTCAGCAGTGAGTGTAAGTTTGACTGTGAGTGTCTCTCGCTCAATTGATGCTTTCATAATAATCTCCAATGATGAAACCATTGACCGGCCAAGGCGATGCGCTCTGGACAACGACAATAGTTTCACTCTTAGAGATTGTAGGATTGTCCCGAAGGCGTCCGCCCCTACACCCAGCGTATTAGTGTGCTCTGGTCAGCACATGAAATGCATTATACACAAACTGAAGAGGCTGGGTCAGCCCCTTGGATTTGCAGACAATATCAGCCAGCCAAGTCTATGCGCTCAGCTTGCTGGTTTTATCAACCGGCCAAGTCCCTGCGCTCTGGGCCAAGGCTTGGGCGTAGGTCTTCGCATGGTGGTACGGCGTAGGCCCTAAGGCCTCAAAGCTGGCCACGGTGTGCCACGACAAAAAGACAGGGTGCCTCAGTTGGACAGCCAGGGCTTTGCCCATGGTGTAGAGCCGGACCGTAAGGGATACGTTCTCAATCACGGCGATACCCCCATTCGGGCATCTTCCAGCCCATCTCACGGACATACAGGGGCAGATCGGCCAAGCCTATGCGCCCCTCCTGGTAGTCGTGCAGGGCCTTAAGCCACTTGCGGCAATCTTCAGCGGCTGCCCTGGTGCCATCGTTGGGGTACTTGGCCCCTTCGTACATGGCCAGGTCAGCCAAGAGTTTGCGCTCAATTTCAGCGGGTGACAGGTGGAGGGTCATACAAAGTCCAATTCATCAGTTAAACCCAGTTCCTGCAGGAGTTCGTACCCGTCATGGTAGATCCCCAGCATGCCAGATATGCTGCCGCGGTTGCCGCTTGGCCATTCCCAGGACTTGCGAAAATCGGCCATTAGTCCTTTTTCCTGGCAGTCCCGCAGATAGGCGCACAAGGTGCCCCAGTCATCCGCACGGCGTGGATCACACGGTTGACCCCAAGAATACCGGGCTGCGAAATAGCGCACCATTTGAGACCGGCCAAGTGCATGCGTTTGCTTTATGTAGGACCGGCGATAGTCCAGGACTTTGCGGATTTTCTCCATGTTGAACCCCTTAGGATGTGGCCAGGGCTTGGCCTGCAATCTGCCCACAATTGCCCACGGTATCCCAATGGGCAACAATTGGCATATGGCAAGGGTTTAGGCCGCAAGCTGCAGCGGGATCACCTTTGCGCCAGGATCCACGACAAACCCGGTATAGTCCCGCTTGGCTGCACCTTTGGCATACAAGGCCACTACAACCCCTTGTGGGTCCAGGTGGCGAATATCGCTATCGTCACCGTCAACGCATTCCATACCCAGGAATGATGCAGGGATCCCCTTGCGGTCCCTAAAGACAACGGCGATACGCATGCCGTTGGTCTTGGCCTGGTGTACGAACTTCTGATAACCCACGGTCCCGCTATAGGAGAATGTAAGGTCATAGTTGGCCGGGATACCCTTGCGGTTGGCCAGCTTGGTGTAGTCGTAGAACTGCAAGTCAGGAAATAGGTTGATAATTGTTGTTTTGCGAACTTTGCCGTTCATGAACTCATAGTCAAACTCGACATTCTCCCAGCGAATATCTGAAGTCCCATTAAGGCGAACCAGAGGGATCATACCCGCAGCCTTAGCCTTGCGCTGCAGCCGGGCAATATCACGGACTAGCTGCAGCATGAACCCCTGGCGATCCTGGTGAAACCACTTGGCTTTGTCAATGCGGGATTGTTGCACCGAAGTGAAAGCCCCACGGCCAGCACTGTAGAGGCATGCAGCTTCGCAACCGGCAACCTTTACCATTGGGCAAGTATTATGGCCAGAGATTGTGCTCGGTGCCATGTAGAGAATGCCAGTCATGTAACCGTACTTTTGACCCTTGACGGTCTTGGCGTTGGTATCAATGGCCAGGAGTTTGCGAGATTTGATCATGGGGATGTAGTCCTATGAAAGAGTGATTGTGAAAGGGATTATATCGGCAATGGTTGTCACTTGGCAAGCGTTCAGGCAGTAAGCCAGACCAGGATCACAGCGACAAAGCCCAGGGAATACAAAACGAAGTTAAAAAAGCGGTTTGGCATGGTAGAACTCCAGTTTATTCGTCTTCGCCTGGTTCTTCATTTGGGCGGTATGCTAGGTCATAGTTCGCCCGTTCATCCTCTGGTACGAGTATCGGTACCCCCTTGCTATCTAGAACTTCATTCCCGTAACTATCCAGGGCATACCCGTCACGGCTCACATAGTTGAATAAACGCATTTTGAATCTCCAAAAGTTAGGTTTGCGAGGTCTCAAAGATTTTCGAGGCCTTCACATATATAGCATAATAGAATCGTGCCAGCTTTTGAAAAGTCCTTTAGAATCAACAACTTAAAAGTTCGACTTTGTACCCTAATAGGGAAAACCCTTAGAACTCTTGTAGTCAAAACGCACCGATTACAGTGCAACTACTGGATGGGCTTACAGTAAGCTAAAGGTTCTCAAAGTTGAAAGCGCACCGATGCACGAGCACAGGCTGTGGATAACTTGTGGATAACTCATGCACCGGCATGGATTGGACCTTGAGAGGCCCTGGTTTGCCCCCTGAACTAGCTTCCAGAGCTAGATAAAACCTAATGAAATCAACGACTTACAGCGCCCCGTGACAGACATTGTGCCAGCCGCGGACTAAGTTAGTGCTCACTCACAGGCAACGGGACGGGCACGGGGGGAAAGCGCCACCGCCATTTCTCGAGGTAGGCTCACATATTTTTTCAACTAACTATTTTGGAACCTAGAGACCCTCTAGAGGATACCTCCGCGAGCTAGTCCGCATGAACTGAATCACTTGGTAAAGTCTTACCTGGAGATACCCTCTACAAAGCTCTAGGAAGCCCTACAAGACCTCTAAAGGTCAAACCCTAGGCTACCCTACTAGTCTGTCCTTTAGCTTGTCCTAGAGACTATCTGTGTTGGTATTACATTATGGTACTACCACCTAGAGAGGAACCTAAGGACACCCTTAGGTCTATCTCTAAGATTAAATCTTAAATACTATATGCTAGCCATATAGGCTTCTAGCTTCCCCCCCTACCCCCCATAGATGTTCTATAGAGAAGTAGAGGCAGTTAGCTAATGAGGCCTGTTATCACAACTAGCTAGTCTGAGTTAGAGACTTACTACATGCTGAGCACACATTAGGAACCAGCCTGGTCCAAAGACCAGCACCTAATTGGACCGTGTGCCCAGATATAGATGTTCCCCCAGATAGAATGTTCTATCCAATTGGGCAACCCTTAGCTAAGTCGTTGATTCATATAGGATCAAGCTCTAGCCATCCAGGTGGTCTGAGGACGCTCTGAGAGACCAAAGACATTCCTATGGAAGTTCTTCAGCTCCCTATCCATGGCCAGTGATTTGATCTCAGAGGCTGCCTTGTTGTTGTCTCTGGCCATTGTCTCGGTCCAGTAGGCTACAGCGATGGCTAGGGCATCCAACCTATCGTCATGGATCAAGGCTCCCCTGTCCCTAGTGAGACGAGTCATCTGGTAGAACAGGGAGTACTTCACATCAGGAGCTGAGTCGAAGTCCTTCTGGATTACCCTCTGGTCCACGATCAGACGATGTGTGGACATCACAGGTTCCAGGGTGTCGATGATACGAGCTTCCTTCTGTTGGGAGTGTTTCACCTCTTCCACGGTGCAGGGATAGATCCTCGCTAGGACAGGCTTGAGCAACTGGGTGAACATGCCATCACCAAAGTTAGCTTCGATGATGATGTACTTGACCTGGTTCCTCTTGGCTGCATAGGCCAGGGCTTCGAGGGTGCTCAGCTCATAGCCTCCGGTGATACCCCCTGCCTCAGTGAGGAAGAGGTTACCTGCCAGGGCTTTGACACAGGCATAGCCGGTCTCGTCCTTACCACGGCCACTAGGGTCGATGGACATCACTGCCCCCGTGTACTCGACCATGTCGTCTGAGTGCCACATAGGGCGGTAGTATCGATCCCCTGTGAGAGCCACGTTGGGGAGATCGTTGATGCACAGCTCAGGTGCAGCAGCCCAGGCCACCTTGAGATGACCCATAGTCGGGTTCAGGTTCTGCACCACCAGGTCTGACACCTTCAGAGGGTACCTGTCGGCATCACTCAGGGATGTGTCGAGCTGGAACTGGAGGGCAAAGCCTGCCTTGCCATACGAGGCCCTACGCTCCAGGAGGTCATCCTCAGAGAAACGCTTGGGATCGGTGGGCAGGGAGACGATCTTAGGGTCCTTCTCCAGGGCCTGGGTGACCATGGGGGCCAGTTGGCCCTTGTACTTGATCACCTGGGCTAGCTCTGGGTACAGGGCTGGCCAGATACGGACCTCATAGCCACGCTCAGGGAGCTGGTTGTAGAGGGACATCTCAGTCTGGGGAGTACCTAGGTAGATGATCCGTCCACCTGGCTTCAGAATAGCGTCAAATTCCTTCACAGCCTCAGAGAGCTTGTCGCGCATCATCTGGGTGGAGGAGTTGTTGGGTACCTCTACGTCATCAGCGATGAGTACGTCTGCTCGGGAACCCGTGATCTGACCGGTGATACCCACGGATTTGACAGAGGGGCTATGATCAGGAGTGGCAGGACCAACATCAAAAGCAATAACCGAATCCCTTTGGCCATCCGAGGGCTTAAGGTGTTGAAGCATGGGAATTTCATTGATCAATCTCTTTACGAAGGTTGAGAAGGCATCAGCTCGTTCCTTACTTGCGGACACCACGAGGATCTTGAGCTGTGGATTGTTGACCAGGAGCCAACACACGAAGGCTGAAGTCAGCCAGGATTTGCCTACCCCTCGAAAAGCCTCGATGACAGACCGGCGTGGTCCATGCTGTAGGTAATGGGCAATGTCATATTGAACCGGTGTAGGTTCTGGAAGGTTCAGATGTTTCCAAATAACGTAGGAGAACTTCCTGAAGTCAGAGAGTACTGGGTGCTTATGGGTCATAGATTGGTTTAAAGGGGTCTAGAAGACGTTTTCAGAGTGAACCTAGGGGTTACCTAGGGTTCACTGAGAAACAGCCTTAGGGCTTGTTTTGGTTGACCAAGTGTTCTTTAAGTTCCTGGAGACCACCAATGTGTTCATCCCCAAGATAAATCTGAGGGACGCCACGGTGGGTATCGCAGAAATGGTCAAGCACGTTGGGCGACAAGGTCATCACGTTGACATACTCGAATGGCTTACCAGCCTGTGTGAGTAGATCTTTGGCTGTCTGACATGGGGAACACCCAGTCTTTCCATAGACGGTGTAGGTCATTTCGAGGACATTCGGATTGGGACGACATTGTCATCGTCAAATACGGGGAGATCGGAAAGATCGCCTAGAGGTGAACCCTGGGCAGCTATGGCCTCGATCTTGTTGTCCTTCAGAAACTGACGGGCAACGTTGAGGATAGCTGCAGGGGGCATGGAAAGACCTGTCTCAGGGTCAGTGAAGTCTTGAGACAGGGCATCCGTGAGTACCTCAGCGAGCTTACCGTGAAGGCTACCTAGAGCCTTCTCGTCAGCTTTGCTTAGTGTCATGCGAATATAAGTTTGAGAGCTTTGTCAAAGCCAATTGACTGGCCTACGATTACGGCACAAGCACCCATGGCTAACCACTTGATTTGAGAGAGGGTCTTCTCGATACCCACGAGACTCCTTTTGAGTGTCTCTGAGATGTCTTGGAGCTTCTTCAGCTCCTCTTGGTGGTCATCCATGCGGTACTCTAGCTTGAGAATACGCTGTTCTAAGTGGTCCATGGTTATTCGTACAGTATGTTCACCGAGCCAGCATCGAATGTGTCGGTGCCGTTTGATGATGTGATGCGGAGGCGGTCTAAAGTGCCACCAAGTGAAAGGGAGCCACCACCAGTGACGACATAGGTGGAGCCGATGTTGCCATGATGGCTTGCGACCCAGACGTTTCCACCTGTGTTCACCAGCGTCATGGTGCCCGTAAAGGCGTTGGCGTTGGTTCCACCTGTGACGCAGAGGCCGTTTGTGGCTGAGCTGATGCTGCACTGGTTCGTTGTAGCAATGTAGCCGGTGCAGGCGCTGTAGCCGGTGGTGACGAGACTACCCGCTCCAAGCTGGACCAGGGTGTTTGCGGAACCACTGAGAGACACACCAAGGTAGGTGATGGTGATCTTCTTGACCCACGAGGGGATCCCCGTGAAGTCCTTGGTGGTTCCGCTGGTTGTCGCTTGGGACGTACCAAAGGTCAGCGGCTGGACCAAGTCTTCCGGACCAATCAGGCCTGCAGTGCTCGGCTTGAGGTTTGCAAGATTACGAGCATTGCTCATAAATTCCTTTCAAAAAAGACCGAGGGACGAATCCCCCAGTCCAATTACAAGAACAGCTTCAAAGCATCCTTGATGCCGAACGACTGGGCAACCACAACAGCCACAGCACCCATGGCAAGGTACTTGATCTGCGAGAGGGTCTTTTCGATGCCTGCAAGGGAGCTGCGGAGATCGCTGGAGATGTCCTGCAACTTTTTCAGCTCCTCTGCGTGGTCGTCTACACGAAGCTCCAGTTTTATTACACGATGTTCGAGTTCCATGTACTGCCTCAAATTGCCATTGCGTTAGCCTTGATGATCAACACCTTAAGCAGTGCGTTCGTAAGCGTGATAGAACTTCCGGTAAGGTTTCTCGCTACCACGTTCAAATATGCAATACTTCCGGTCGTCGCCGGAGTGACGGTAAGAAGTAGGCCAGGTTGGTACACATTGGCGAGGCTTGCGACAGCGACGCAGTCAGAGTCCCAAATTCCATCGACGTATGCGTCGGCAATCAATAGAGCCGTCGAGCCAGCAGGAATCGTGGCCGACACCGTCCGCTTGTAGGCCCAAAACGCCTTGATGTTTGACGTATTGGCGGATGGGTGGTCTGTGACCGCCAACTCGTTTGCGTAGTTGTACTCTCGGTACGTTGTTCCGCCGAGCGTACTGTTAACAAACCGGCGGCGCACGTTGGCACTGAAGTTAACGGTCTGGAAGGACGAACCAGTAACATCTAAAACCAACGTGCCTGTTGCCTTGATGGCATCAGTGCTTGATGTTCCGCCACAATTGATGATCGTACACTGTCCGCTTGTGGCTTCTGAGGAAAACCCGCCAGTCCCGTTAAAATAACTGTTTCGGATCACCGTGGTCGAGTCCTCGCCGCGAACTGCCGGTGCAGACGGATTCAACTCAAAATAGCAGTTATCGAACTCCACAGTGCCAGTGCGGATGTAGTACGCCTGTGCGCTGCCACTGTTGTTACCTTCAATGGCACAGTCGTGGAAAGACAGGATTTTCGATGTTAGCGTGGGGTTTGCATAGAACCCATATCCAGTGTTGAAGCCGAGGTAGCACTTGTCAAAGGTGATAGTTGTGAAATACCCGTTGTCACCAACACCATTGTAAGAAGGCAGCACACGCACGCCGTTAGTGTTGTAGGTGATCTCGCACTCTTCAAACTTCAGGTTGAAGATGTTGTTCACATCCACACCATAAGTAAAGCCGGACACCCACACGTTTTTGATCTTAATGTGGCCGGTGAAGCCATACTCGTTGGCGTCCGAAACGCGAATGCCGGTGCCTGCTGCCGCGCCAGTACCTTCAACAGCAATATCTTTTACTGTGGTCCGGCCAGACACACGGATGAAAACACCAGTGAAAGTATTGGTGTCGCATTTGATGCGAGATTGCTGCGGCCCATCGCCAAACATGGTGCAGCCGTCCGGAACAACGATATTTGCCGTGATCTTGTAGTTGCCTTTGGGGACGTAAACAGAGCGCCCAGAAGCCAATGCGGCAGTGAAGGCTGCGGTATCGTTCGTGGTTCCATCCCCAACGGCACCAAAATCCTTAACGCTCACTAGGTCCTTCAGCTTAGCGTCAACGGTTCGTGTTGCCGACCCAGTTCCGGACTGCTGGAAGGAGATGCTGGGCGCGGTAAGTTGATTCTCCTTTGCTAGGGGAACACCGCCAGCGGTAGATCCATCATGAACCACCAGAGTCTTCTTGGTGGTGTCCACAGTCACCTCACCGGATGCACCGGTAAACGCGCTGTGCTGTGCCGTAGTGCCACGGCGAAGTTTCAATTGAGTAGCCATTTATGAAAGAGTCCCAAAATCAAGGTCTGCCAATTTGTCTGTCGTGACGGACGAAGCAACGAGGGCTGAGCCGTTCACGCTGGCGATGGAGAAGCTGCTGAAGGCGTAGACCTCCAGGATGTCGCCCACAGCCGCACCGGAAGTCAGCACCACAGACACACCATTGGTGGCCGTGTAGTCGTCCCCTCCCCCCACTAGCACGACACCGTTGAGGCTCACCACAAGTCCGCCTGCCAGATAGGACAGGATGGTCCCGTTGGAGCTGGTCCCCGAGAAGGTTGTTTGGCCTGCCGTAGCTGTGAAGCGGTAGACCGTCAGGGCCGCTTGGGACATAGACGTTGCGTCCACCCAGCCGGTAGCCGTGTAGACACGCATCTTCCCTGCGGTCGTATCGAAATACAGGGCACCAATTACAAGGGCATTGCCGCCATTGTCGAGCGTAGGGGCTGAAGCCTTGGGACCCAGGTAGCGGTCGTCAAAGTTATCCAAAAGGGCAGCCGCAGAGGCAGCACTTGCAGCAGCCGAAGTTGCCGAAGAGGCAGCGTTGGTAGCCGAGGTGGATGCGTTAGAGGCCTGAGTGGTCGCTGTGGTTGCACTAGCGGCAGCACTGGTAGCTGAGGTAGCAGCGTCAGTGGCTTTAGTTGTCGCTACAGCAGCCTGGCTTGTGGCCGTGGTTGCCGAGGAGCTGGCACTCGATGCCGAACTGGCAGCGGCAGTTGCCGAAGCAGCGGCATTACCAGCAGACGTAGAGGCAGCAGAGGCTTGGCTTGTGGCCGTACCTGCCGATGTGGAGGCGCTGGTGGCCGAGCTGGCCGCAGAGTTTGCAGAGCTGGCCGCATTGGTAGCAGAGGTCGAGGCGTTCGATGCCGAAGAGGCAGCTTGAGTGGCAGCGGTAGCAGCATTGCTGGCAGCGGTTGAAGCCGTTGTCGCAGATCCAGAGGCAGCAGATGCCTGACCCGTAGCAGTTGAGGCTGAGGTAGCCGCAGAGCTTGCAGAGGTGGCAGCCTGTGTGGCCGAGGTAGCTGCAGCATTCTTGGATGTCAGAGCATTGGTCTCAGAGGTAGCCGCAGCATTCTTGCTGGAGAGAGCCGAGGAGGCACTGGAAGCAGCAGCCGTAGCTGAGGCCAGGGCGCTAGCGGCGTTGGCATCTGCATCCTGAATGACGGTGATGTTGTCAGCCACCGACTGAATGTCAGCAATGTTGTCCGCTACCGTGACAATGTAGGATGTACCGGTACCTGGATTGGAATCGATGGATTCGGTAATCAAGCCAAGATCCGTAACGATGCCAGTCTCGACACCAAGGTCAGAGGCGACAATCGCCAGGTCAGATCGTGCTCCAGCCACTACGGCTACCGCAGGATATTCATAGTCAAGGGTTTGCTTGATGACCGCTTCATCGGGGGCAATTGCAGGAGCGAGATTACCTAGGCGCTTAGCCTGAGCATCCCATCGTCCAATTGAGTCTGAGCTGATTGTGTCAGCCACAGCATCTGCAGCTTCCTGAGCGATATATAGGTCAAACAAGGCGAGAAGGTCTAGATCCCTCTCTAGCAACACAGAGCCATCCGTGAAGTTCACGATGGGTGTGGTCTTAGGTGTGTCCCTCTTGATTTCAATAATTGAACCGGAAGGAGGTGTCGGGGCAATAGTGACGGTGTTGGCGTTCAGGAAAGTGAACACCGCAACCACACCGTTGACCTTGACCTTCACATGGTCCGAACTAATGTATTGAAATGGAAAGGTGTAACTGGCAGTGGTACCGTTTCCCGTGTACCGAACTAATGAGTACGCCACTTAAATCTCCAAAAGAATCCCCCCAGGTGTGACCCTGAGGGGGTTTAATTATTGCTCTTTCTCCGAGTTCGGATAGTCGTTAGCAATGGAATTCAGCAAGGTGCTGATGGGTGCAATGTTATTGAGAGGCAACAACTTGCCCCATGTACGAATGTCCTGACCTGTAGTCTGATACTCATCCGAGGTTGCATTACGGATTGCTTTCTTGAGAGAGAGCACACCGTTGATGGCCTGGTAGGTTGGGTTAGACGCGAGGCTTGAGAGATCCGAGGTAGTCCTCATGCCAGAGAACATCGGGTAGGGAGACACAGTGTCGAACAGGCTTGGTAGCAAGGATGCCTGGGCGATACGACCAAACGAGTTGGCTGCAATCTGACCAGGTGCGAGACGCTGCTCCAGGTACGCACTCTTCTTCTCTGGGTCCATACCGAGGGAGTTCGTCATGGTCCTGCCCATGTAGGACAGAGAGGCCAGGAACGATCCATGCAGCATGGTGGACATGGTGGTCCAGTCACGATGGTTCGCAGCGAACATCAGAGACTTGTTCCAACCGTGCATCGAGAAGTTCATGAACTGGAAGACGGTCTTGCCCAACGTGGTGCCCATGATAGGGACCATCGAGGCGAGATCATTCTCCTGGATCACACGACGTGATTCACGGTGGATCGCATTCATGAAGGCAGAGTGAGCCTCAGGATCCTCCTTCACCCATCGATCGAGATCGAGCTTGAAGGTCTCAGAGAACTGACCCTTGGTCGGCTTTGAGTAGGCCTTGAGGTTCTCCATCACACGGGCAGACATGGCCTCATCGAGACCCATCCAGGCGAGACGATCCTTCGTGAGGAACGTGGAGGGTTTCCCCATCGCTGTATTCACAAAGTGATTCACCAAGGCAACCGCGTGGACACGCTTTTGCTGGATCATGAGAGGTGTCATGCCGGTGTAGTCGAGCACGGCCTTGGAACCCTTACGCATCCCTGAATCGACGTTGTCGAGCCAGCGATTCATTTTGGTGTCACCGAGGTTTCGTACCCAGTCGTCCTTGGCACCGAACTCCATGCGAGCCACGTACTCAGAACCAACACCACCAATGGTGTTCTCTAGGTGCTCCAGGAGATCATTGGGGGCCTTGCCGGTAGCGAGGTCACGGGACAGGGAGCGCAGCTCAGGGATTGCTCTCAGAGTTGTCTTCCAGCCCATCGAGCCAACGATCTGGCCCATCTCGGTTGCCTGGTTCCACACGGCTCCACCCATCAGGCGGATCACGTTGAAGGAACGCCACATCTCCATCGACTTGTTCAGCTTTGAGAACTCCTCCTGGGGTAACCCCTGGATTCGATCAAAGGCGAACTTGAGGTCGGTACGCATACGATCCACCTCAGCACGGGTCTTGAACTCGTTGCCGAGCTTGTTCTCCGTGGCATCGGCGATCAGCGCATCGATGTCACCCACCTTGTAGACATCCAGGTTCTTGGCCATGGCCACACTACCGGCTGTCCTACGGAGGTAGGGTTCCACAATGTCGAAGGCGTTGGTGTGAACGAAGTTGTTCAGACCCACTTCCACCTTGGTGCCATCCTTCATGGTCCACGTTTCCGTGAACAGCTCATCGATGGTGTTGCGGTGCTTCAGGCTGGCCATTGTGCGGCCAGTGTCCGTCGCCTTGGTGGGGAACATATCGTCCATCACCTTCAGAGCTTCGGTCTCTGAGTAGCCACCGTTCTGAATCAAGGAGTGCTTGAGGGCTTCCTTGTCCTGACCACGGAGCAGGTTATCCAAGAGGTCCTGTGTGCGGTTGGCGTGAGCCTCTTCGACGGTGCGGACGTACCACTTACCGAAGCGAGCTGCCTGCTCGTCAGAGACCCCTTCCCTACCCGCTTGATGTGCTCGTGCCCACCAGCCCTCTACGGCATCACGGCCATAGGTTTGGACCAGGGAGTTCCACTTGTTCACATCGTGTTTGCGAGGGAGGTAGCGGGGGTTCTTGTCCAGGCCACCAATGAGGGTCACCTCACCGGTCTCTGGGTCACGAACTTCCTGCATGGTCAGACCACGCTTGGAGCCACCCTGATCGAGCAGAGGGTTGTTGATGTAGTCCACCACCTTGGCCAGCGTCTTACGCATAGCCTCACCGGCCTTCTGGACCTGTGGGGGATAATCCTTCTCAACACCGCGAATGTAGTCAGAGACATCCGTCCCGAACTCCTCGAAGGCTTGCCCCTTCTCAGTCCACTTACGGCCAGACTGCTTGAACCACTCCTCAAACTGAGGATAGGTCCCCTTGCGCATCTCTACGGCCCAGCCTTCAGCCCACTTGGTGGTATCGTCCCATGCGTTGGCACGGACCACAGCGTGATCCTTGTAACCCACGGTTGTCCCGAAGAGCTTGGAGGCCAAGTCACGGACAGCCTGAGGGACCTTAGCGCCACCTAAGCGGTTCTCTAGACCCAGACCCCAACCGAAGACGGGAGAGATCTCAGCACGGGATGCAGCGATGGCGACATCCTCACCAATGGCAGGAGATGCAGGAGCAAACTGAATCGTCTCCACACCCATCTTGGGACCACGGTCCATCTGGACAGTGAGCTTCTCATCGACCAATCGGTTGGTCAGATCGAGGGCATCCAAGAGTGCGTTGGTTTCCTTCTCGCCCATCCCCAAGAGTTTCCTGAAGATGTCAACAATTGCCGATAGGTAAGTTTTACCTGACTCGGTTTTGATCGAAGCCAGGAAATCATGGAACTCCTTGGCACCCTGGCGTTCACCCGAGTAGATACCTGCGGTGAATTCCTTGAGGTTGGACAGCTTGGTGCGACCACCATTGCTTTCCAGATAGTAGGACTTGAACCCTTTGGCACGGGCCTCAGCAGCCACCTTATCGAAGAGGGCCTCCAGCTCAGTGACGAGCTGGCCATGGGCTGTGTTCCTGTTCTGGAAGCCATAGTCGATCTTGTGGACCGTAGCTCCATGCAGCAGCTCATGCAGGATCAAGCCATCAGAGGTATCATCAGGGAAGAAGGCAGCATGGCGGGTGGAATCATAGAAGCCACCGTAGCGCCCAGGTTTGCCACCGAAGGTCGTATCGATGTCCTTCTGACGGATCCGGTAGACCGGCACATCGTCAATGAGTTGATCCTTGAGAGCCTTCGCGAGGACAGCCACACGGCTATCTGCGGAGGTGGCCAGCCTTTCGACCAACGCCTTGCCTGACTCCTGTTTCCCAAAGCGAACGAGGCCCTGGTAGTTCTTGTCAACACGGAGGCGGTTGATGGTGTTCTCTAGGTCAGCACGGGTACGGATGCCCACGGCTTCGTAGTCGGTCTTGGGGACACCAGCGGCCTTGACCGTCTTGATCTTGTCGTCCTTCGTGAACGTGAAGTGGTTATCCACCCAGTCGTTGAAGTCCCAAGTCTTGTCATCTGCACCTGCACGGAAGAGATGACGGCGAACAGTTTCCTCAGCACCAAAGTCACGCTGATCGATACGGCCACGGTCAAACACCGGGATCGCTTTGTTCTCTTCGATGATGGTGTTCTTGATTGAGTTGTCCTTGACATCGTCAAAGCCGAACTCATCGCGAACCTTCTTGATCTGTTCATCAGTCTTAACGCGGACCTCATCGCTCGCCTTCTTGGCGTACTCATCCACGTTGAAGAGCTTCTTGCCCTCATCGGTGAGGTTGAGGTCAAACTTCTTGAACTCCTCGACCTGTGCTCGCTTACCTTCACGCAGTCCGAATTCACGGAGCTGCTTCATCTCGTTGGCCAGAGCGACACGCTCCAGGCTGACTGCAGCACCACCGACAGCACCTAGACCCAGGCCCATGAGGCCAGAGATGTAGAGGTCGTCGTAGGTGCCCAGAGGACGGTTGCCCATCGTGGCAGCATCGAAGGCGATGTTGGTGCCTGCACCCACGAGACCCATGCGGATAGCGTTGGTGATCCTAGAGGTAGCTGTGAGAAGCCCCTCCCCTCCTGCACCAGGCACGAAGGCGATCAGCGTTGGGAGATCAGCAAGGCCACCCACGAGGCGACCGGTGAAACCAGCCACACCCATCTTGGCCAGCTCCTGCTCTTTCTGCAGGGCATCGAGGGCACGGGCACGGCGATCCTCAGCTTCCTTCGCGGACTTGGCCTGAAGGACATACTCCCAGTTGTTCTGAGGGATCCCCTCAAGCATCTGCTTGCCGAGGTCCTCAGTCCACCGGAAGTTGGGATCTACGTTGGAGATCGCCTGCTGCTGGAAGAAGTTGTAGACCGAGTTATCCAGCTTGAAGCCGGTAGCCACAGCGCTGGGCAGGTTGGCCACGTTGTTGACGAAGCCGCCATACTCAGCCTCTTGCTGCTGCTCGATCTTGTAGAGTTCACTGGCAGAGGGGCTTACGCCACCTCCACCGAATGAGCTGGATGTGAACTGGCCAGACAAGGCCTGTGGCTTGCGGCCATAGAACTTATCAATGTAGTCACGGGTCTCAGCGAAAGGGTTACCCTTGGACAACGCAGCGACAGCTCTAGGGCCACCGTTGTAGTCAGCCAGGGCCAGGTCCATGTTGCCACCATACTTCTTGAGGTTGTCACGCATGTACCTACCAGCGGCATCTGCGGCTTCCTCGAAGTTGTTGGGGTCCTTCAGACCATAGGACTTGGCCGTATCCGGCATGAACTGGAAGTAGCCTTGTGCTCCCTTAGGACTAGTCAAACCACCACGAAAGGAGGACTCGATGCCTCCGATCTTGTAGAGGGTTCCTTCGGGGAGTCCGTATAGCTGTTCCTTCTGGGCGGTAATAGCTTTAGCCTGACCTAAATCAATATCAGCCATTACTTACCTTTCTTTTTGAGAATATCTGTTAGTTCTGAAACAGGACGGTCCAATACACCCTTCTGTTTGAAGTACTCGTAGGCACCCTTAGATGTCATGTAGGTCAATGCTGCGTTTGTTCCGTAGGGCTGAGGGTTCTTCTCAGAGTACTCACGGACCACACGCTTGCCCCAGGACTCGTAATCGAGAGCTGACTGACGTTCTTGGATCTTCTGGTTGCGCTCGTTGGTGATCGTGTTGCTGATCCACTCGCCCACCTGATCCTTGGTGTAGGTCTGGATCTGACCATTGGCATCAGTCAGAGGAACACCAGCGATCCAGGCGTTGTAGCCACCGGACTGGTTTGCTTCGAGACGAATGCGGGAGCCTTCCAGCTTCTGATCGGTAGCGATCTTGCCAGGGACTTCCTTGATGAAACGACCGAACCACTCTCCCTGGTCCTGACCTTCAGGTACCTGAGGAAGATCCTTGCGGAAGTAGACGGTGTTGTTGATCTTTGCGGTGACTGCAGGGTTCGCGAAGTACTCCACAGAGGCTCGCACGGCAGCTTTGGCATCAGACACCTGACCAGACTGGACGAGGAGTTCAGCACGGCGACGAATGTCAGCGCCGATAGCTGTGAGGTTCACCTCTTCGTTGCCACCGAACAGGTTCTTCACCCAGTTCACGGATGAGCTGAACATGCCTGGGTTGACGAGATCGTCCACCGCACCCTTGACCTGGTCACGCTTGACCGCTGCGTCCTGGCCTTCGATTCCTCGACGGTTCACCTGGTTCACGAATGCAGCAGCATCATTGATGTTGGGCATGCCACCCTTCTCCATCATGAACTTGATGTCCGAGAGGAGACGCTGGTTCTCTTTGGAACCGGCATACTTGTCCGCCTCAGCAGGGTTCACCTGAGAGATGTCGAGGTAGGTTTGGATGGCAGCCTGGCCAGCCTGGTTGAGCTGACCAATGTTCTTGCCGTCATAGCTCCAGCCCACGGATGCGAGGTTGGAGACACCGGCTTGCACGATGCTCTTCCACTGAGGGTTCTCGACACCGTTGGTGGTGTAGAGCTGGACCTGCTGACCGAAGGGGAGCTTCTTATCCTGGATCTGACGGTCGATAGATGCAGCGGCAGCCTTCTCGGAATCGAAATCCTCGAGCTGACCTGTGGTGGGGCTGACGACCTTGAGTTTCCCCTTGAGGGCAAACGCAGAGCCTGAAGCCACGGCCACATCCACCGCCTGCTGGGCAGCAGATTGAGACTGCTCAGCGGCAGACAAGAGCTTGGCTCGATCAGCGTCTCGCTGTTGCTTCTCTAGGGCAGCCTCGTGGCTGTTTCTCACAGCCTCGATGGTGGGGGTTGAGAGGAAGCGTTCGTTCTTCTTGACGAAGGCATCAAACTCATCAGCCTTCAGCTCACCCTTACGGGCCTGCTCCACGAAGGGGCGGATCTCCACGTCAACACGCTGGCGCTCATTCTTGTCCTGCATGACAACGCCATGCTGCTGATAGGACATGAGGGCCTTGCCACCCAGCACACCACCGACAGTGAGGCCATTGTCCAGCTTGGACTTGGACAGCTCGCTGATCATCTCAACGTTGCCCTCAGCGGCCAACTGGGCGAACAGGTTGCTCAGAGCTTCCTTGCCCTGCTCATCCTTCAGGAGAGAGGTCTTACGGAGAAGCTGATAGCGGTCCACGAGAGCTGCTGCAGCTTCACCGGCAGGCTTGCCACGGTTCTCTTCAAGGATAGTCGAGAGGTTATCGTTGGCTTCCTGAGTGCCTCGCTGGACAAACTGGCTGTCCAGGAGACGAGTGTTGGCAGCAGAGATGTTCTCACGGAACTGGGTGTACTTCTTATCGAAGCCAGCGATGGTGTACTGGCTCTGTCCAGAGAGAACATTCTCGCGATGCTCAGTGATGTACTTGTCGAGTTCCTGTTGAGAACCGAACTTCAGCTCACCGCGGTCCATCTTGGACAGGGTATCACGCTCGAAAGAGGCGATGCTGTTCTCACCATAGATATGCTGCACTGTGGCTGCATAGATGGGGGACTGAGACTGAAGGATCTTACCTTCTTTGATTTGCTTGCCCAGCTCGTCAACGGTCATCGAGTTGGCGTAGGCGGTAGCCTTATCCTGCTCGCTTGCATTGACTCGCTGAGTGATCTGATCGAGGCCCTGCTGAACACTCTGGGATCCCAGGGCCGCAGCCAACTGGTAAGCCTTAGAAGCGCCAGGATCGTTTCGAGCCTGCTCAGTACGAATGTTTGGAGCCGCAATAGTTTGCAGTGCCTCAGCACGGGGGTCATAACCCACTTGAACTCGTGGCATAGTATTCCTTAGCGTACCCGCTTATCAGAGATGCGGGGGTTGTAATAATCGTAGGCAGCCGTACCAATACGGAGAGCAGCACCTGCATAGTCAGGCATTGCTGGAGTCTTGAGACTGTTGATCTGGCTGGCAGTATCGATACCAATGTTCTCACGTTGGTTGTTGATTGCCATTTCAGCGTTCTGATAGTTCGTCGTAACGGCGCTATTGAATCGCTGCTGACGGTTGCCGAGGTCAGACAGGAGGGCATCCACAGACATCCCTGAGATGCCGTTCTCACCGGCAGAAACCTGAGCGGTGGACCTAGCAGCTCGTGCCTGCATGTTGTTCTCGTCCAGCTTCTGCATCGCAGCCTCACGCTGCTGCATGTGCTCTGCGTTCGTCTGGTTGACGTTGGCAGCCATGGCCTTCATGGAGTTCTCATACTGACGGCGGTTAGCTGCCTCTTGAGCTGAAGCCTGTTCCTGCTGAGCATTGACAGACATCGCCGTGGACGCAGCCGTAAGAACCAGCATTGCGGTGGTTGGTTCACACATTTGAAATCACCTTATTAAATTCGATGTAGTATTCTCCATCAGGCCCTAGTTGCTTAGGGATGCCGAAGTCGAAGCCCAACCATTTGAGCCATCGGATATGTTCTTTGTTCTTTGTCCACGCCACGTTGTAGAGGAATGGATAGCCCTCAGACATCTCCTTGAGCCACTCCTTGGATTCCCTGAGGAATGGCTTGCGGATGTCCTTGAGAAGATCTGAGGCCAGCATCCATGGGACACCGACCTCACCCTTCTTGCCCCCGATCCCGAACATGCAGACCACCCGACCATCCAAGAGGACGGTGCGGTTGTAGTCACAGCCGAGGTAGGCAGCGCGTAGAGCATCTCCAGGAGTTGCCCTAGCGAGATGCCAGATCTCGTCCTTGTCCTCCTGTCTCATGGTCACTGTGAGTTCAGCGACATCCTTGAGAGTAGGTGGACGGACTTCGATATTAGATGGCCTTGCTACGCTTGACGTAGAAGCCTTCCCAGTCTGCACTGAGGATTGTACTTGGGAGGGGACTGTCATTTGAAATAGTAATGTTAGTGCCGATGTTCCGGCTCACAACTGGAACCAGGAATCGACCTGAGGAAATTGAGTAACGACCAATCGTACCTGAGTCCTGCCCTAAGACCTTCCCAGAGAAGATGTACGAGTACGTCTCTCGTCCAGCAGGGGTTACCTGCACCTTGAAATACCCAGAGTCTGAATAGTTGAAGGCAGCCTTACGGAGCTGCAGACGACCCTCAGTGTCACTCTTCTGGCCACCCGTCTGGGTCGCTGTGCGAACCACGATGGTGGAGAGGGTGTAGGTGAAGGTGTACTTACGACCGAAGACGTATGTGCCCCCAGTGATGTTGCCCTGCACCTTGGCGTTGGTGCCGTCCCAGATCACGTCAAAGATCTCTCCAGCCTTGAGGGTTGGGTGAGACTTGACCACGAGCTGGTAGGTGCCGGTGCTTGGGGCGTACCCCAGAGCTGTCTGAGAGATGACCGTGTAGCCACCGCTGTAGTCTACGTTACCGGCAGCGAGGTTGACCTTACGATCCAGGTGGACAGTGTAGGGTTCACCGGCAGCTTGGTAGCCAATGGAGACCGTGGACTTCTCTAGGTACACACCGTCAGCACGGTTCACGACCAGGTACATATCCGAGCCAATGAAGTCCACGTTCAGGATGGTGGAGTCAGATCCAAAGGACCACTTCGACCATGAACTCTGGAGCTTGTCATTGTTCGCCCAGAAGTATTTGTAGACATAAAGGTTAGATGGGTCTACAGTGGACAGAGCAACAATGATGTCCTCATTGGTTGATGCAGCGATCTTGTAGACGCCCGAGGGGATATACCGCGGGAGATGCGAGGTGACATCCAACGAGTCATTAGACAGGTTGTTGTAGTCAGCGAAATACTCACGGAAGGAAGACCAGTCACCCTTGTCCACAGCGAAGTAGACGTTCTTGCCAATGCCAATAGGCTTGGCCGTGGTGTTGCAGGGGAACTCAGTGGCCACCTTGATGCCGACAGACTTGGGCGTCAGCAGTTCGTTCTGCTCGATAATGAACTGGGTTTGCTCAGAGAACAGCAGGAGCTGCTTGTTGAACGGAACGGCATGCTTGAGGATCGAGACCTTGGTGTGACTTGCGTTCACGTCAATCGGATCTGAGTCCAGGAGCTGGGTGACCGTGGTTCGACCGAAGTTGAAGTACTCTCCTGACTCGGAGAACACCACAGCCTCATCAGCGAGGAGACCTAGGCGGTTGCGGTAGAAGAACACGTCAGAGACGGTTTTGCCTACGAACGATGGGAATGGGTTTGATTCATTGTCACCAACGATACGGTCAGTCCATGTGGCTCGCTTGAAGGTGAATGTGCCATCAGCCTCACGCACCAGGATGTGGGGCATTGTGGATGCGTCGAAGCCCAGCGTGATGCCCGGCTTGGCGCACTCGACCCACACGCCTTGGCCACCTGAAGACGACTTATCGAATTTCACGAAGTAGCTGTCGAAGGGATCGGTAGCGGTCTCACCAGAGCCGGTGCCTGTGATCTCGACCACGAAGCCGTTGGCTGCAGGACCTGGGTTGGCAGGAAGGTCAGCAAACTTCTGGAGCTTGCCCTTCACGGCCACCATGCCACCACCGTTGAAGCCATCCTCAGTGCTGATCGTGAAGTCGGTCGAGCGGCTGATATAGATGGTGGATCCATACTGGGTGTGGCTGTACCCGCTCAGGCCTGAGAGCTGGTCCTCTAGGGCGCTCGCAATCACGTCCGTGGAGATCGCTGTCGAGTCAGAGGCATCAGAACCATCAGGAGTTGTCCTGTTGGCCACGTTGTTGCCGTTGATCGCGATGTTGTAGTCCTTGCCGTAGTTACCAGCCTTGACGTTCACCAGGGCCTCAAAGGGTCGCGTAGGTGTGGTCGAGGAGCCAGTAGTGACAACCTTGGTCTTGTTAACGAAGAACGTGTAGTCAGCCACAGTCACTGCGGCGAACGATGTCGAGGGCGTGGAAGCGGACAGGTACCCCTTCCCGTTGGGGAAGTTCACGGTCTTCTCATTGCCAGCAACGTCATAGACCTTGAGATCACCATTGGTCACCACAGCGATATAACGCTCAGTGGTGTCACGGTTGATCGTGTGGATAAAGCAGTTACCTAGAGGAGTCGATTGGATCTTCTTTAGGTGTTGTGTTGGCGGACGCTTCTTCAACCCCTGAGAGACAGTGGAAAGACCATTCTCTTGGACTTCGCCCTGAGAGTTCAGTCGAAGAGTAAAGGGTTGCTGAGAGACACCGTTAACAAAGTTTGGGATTGAAGATGAGATCAGCATGTTTATCGATCAATGGTCCTCATCACTCCGTAGTTGGATGTGAGGATGTTGTAATCTGCAGTACGTGCCTCGAAGCGGCGCATGGCTCGCAGGGCACGGGCCTCGTCCTGGGCAGTGAATGAAGTCAGGACTTGGGAACCCACCACTCGCTCTTGGAAAACCCGAGCTGCGCGAACGGTGATGTAGTGACGGGCTGCCTGCGGCAACTCATCGAATTCTATAAGGGTCGTCAGATCCGCTTTGATCGGTTCTGTGAACGTGTACGTTTTGCCGTTACGGTCGTAGAGACGGTTGCCACGGATGGCCACGTCATAGTCTCGACTGTAGGCGCTCGTATCTACCTCGATTGCGTTACCAGGCACATAGATGAAACCATCACTGGCAGGGGTAAGCTGAAACTCGAAGTCTGTGTTGAAATGCCAGCCCTCTTCCTGAACCTGCACAGAGACTTCGGCAAGGATGGAACGGGCGGTGACAGCGTCAACAACACCAGTAGCTGCATCGAGAGAGTTGATTGGAGATTCACCAATCGTACCGAGCATGATGTTTACTGCATCAAGCTCTGTGGTCATTGAAAGAGCCATGAATTATCCTTTGTGAAATGTAAGATAGTCAACTGCCGAGCGTAAGACTTCAACGTTATCGTTGGCATGTCCCAACATAACATTGCATTTGTGGCACAGGAGTCCTCTTACCTTTCCGGTCTTATGGTCGTGATCGACACAGAATGTTCGGTGGACGTTCCCACGTTTTGGTGCGTCTTCCTCGGAGATTCCGCAAAGAGCACAGTGATGTTCTTGTTCCTCAAGCATCCGGTCATAGTCGGCAACAGACAGACCATATGATCTCTGCATGTTGCGAAGGCTGTTACAGCGTTTGCACCAGCTCTTATAGGTACCTTGAGGCTTGCGGATGTCGAACGATGAGGTGGGCAAGTCTTCCTTGCACTTGGTACAATTCTTTGTGTCCATAAGTATAAAAAAAAGGGCCACCCTACGAATAGAGTGACCCTTATTATAAGCCTTGATTAGGCGGTCTTCAGTTCCACTGCAGCAGCAGGACGAAGAATACCATGCCCCATGGCATATTTTGCAACCATCAGAGTGCCCTGACGACGAATGTCGTACTGGCTCTCCATGGCCAGGTCCATCAACTTGACAGTGCCGATAGCAGCCTTGTGAGTCACAACACCAACAGTGTTAGTAAAAGCACCAGCGTAAGTGTCGTTAGAACCAGAAGCCACAGTACCAGTGGCAACAGTCGTGCCATAAGGAGCGTGGTTAGTCTTCACAACGTTGATGCCAGCAACACGCAGCACCTTAGCGCCAGCGTATTCACCCTCACCACCCCAGAAGCGGTTCATGATCTTAGTGTTCTGAGCCAACAGGTAGTAGGCAGCAGGAGACAAATAAGCGAAACGGTCTTCCTCAGGGATGTACTTCTCGTCCAACTTCTGAGCAGCAGCGAACAAGCCAGCAACGAGGGCTTCACCAGTGGTGTCGCTCAAGAGAGTGCTAGAAGTCACAGAGCCGCCACCGGATTCACCGGAGACAGGAGACGAACCGCGAGCGGCCAACACGGCCAACTGGAGCTTATGCTTGTCCATCTGGTAGGCCAATGCCTTACCAATCTGGTCAGCGTAAGGACCACGCACGTCGTAGTGGTTCATGGCCTCATCGATGTTGGCGATGAAAGCGTGGCTGATCAACAGGTTGTCGATAGTGATGATCTGTTCATTTGCAGGAACGTTCAGACCGGTGATCTCAGCACCAGGAGTGTGGTACTCAGCAGAGATCTTGCCCAAGATTGGGAACTGTGCAGACTTGCCAGAGGCAATGTTGCGGGTCATGAACTTGTCTTCAGTAACAGTAGCTTCCTTGAAAGCGGTCAGTACTTCACCTGCGAAGACTTTGAGAAACAGCGCCTTAGCGTCGCCAGAGTTGTTTACCTGGCCCAGGCGGCTGGGAGTAGCGTTAGCCATAAAAAATATACCTCGTGTAGATTTGAAGAAAGTTTGTGCAACCTCCTAGAAACCAGACACACTTCACGCAAAGTTCTCTCCCGCAGGAGGCAAAGGTCGTGTAATCAGTTCTTAGAATTGCAATTCCACCGCAAAGAATGCAGTGTGGATCGTCTTCATTTCACGAGAGAAAGCCCCTCCCCCGTAGGAGGAGAGGTTTCTATTACTTGGATATTCCCTTGAGCTTCTCGATGGTACGGTATCCACCTAGGCCAAGCAGGCCAAAGAGAAGAGTCATGAGGGTGTTGAGATCCATGGCAGGCATAACTGCACGAACCTCATAGAGGGCTAGGAAGAAGGTTGCGAATGGCAGGAATACGAATTGGTAAAACAATCCGAATACGCAGATCCATCCTACAGCCGGTCTCCAGCCTGACTTAAAGAAACTATCAGAGGCAGCTTCGACCTTGTTGATTTCCATCTGGCCAGTGGCCAAGGCAGTCTCAGCTTCGAGGACCTTGAGTTCCCCGTTCTGCTGCAGCTTGAACAGCTCCAGCTTGGCCTGAGCTGCCTGCTGTGGATCAGGAAAGATCTTGTCAAAGACCTTCCCTGCGAGATCGAAGAGACCCCCTAGGAGAAGGGGGTTCATACGTTCACCTTAGAAAATGTTGGAGCGAGCCAACTTGGCCTGAACCTTGGCGCGGTATGCAGGATCGTTGCGGTATGCAGGATCCGCCATGGCCTTGGTCACCTGTGCGGTGGACTCAAAGACATCGACAGAACCACCCTTACCGCCACCCAGCATACGCTCAGGCTCACTGCCTACGGCCTTGCCGAACTTGGCAGAGAGACCCAGAGCAGCCAGCTTGGCCTGGTCAGCGTTACCGGACGAGACAGCGGCATTGTACGCAGCGATCTCTGAGGGAGACATGTTGGCCTTAGCCCATGCCACCATCTCGGTGTATCGCTCACTGCCACCAACCTCAGACATGATGTCACCCTCAAACTGGGCGGCTCGTGCCTGTTGACCGGCGATGTAGTTGTCCACCAGGTCCTTGTTGAAGCCAGCCTTGGACAACTTCTCGTAGCTCTCCTGGGACAGCTCACCCTTAGCGGCGAACTCCTGGGAGAACTCGTTCATGTCCAAGCCCTGCTTCTGCAGTTCAGCCTGGGGGTTCTCGGGGACCTGGTTGTCACTCGGAGTAGCATTTGGCTCGGTTGGCTTGTTGCCACCTAGCTTGCTCTCCAACTCGGAGTAGGCCTTGGCCATATCCTCGGGTGACTTGAACTTCTCTGGGAGCCACTCAGGGCGGCTCTCAGAAGAAGACTGAGGGTCAGTCAGATTGTCCGATGGGATCTGTGCAGACTTGTCTACCAGATCGATCATCGCCTGATCGTGACCCTCAGGGGCACCAGGGTTTTCACTTGTAATAACTACAGTATCAACCATGTGTTTCCGTTTAATAGTCCACTAGAACAATGCCGGTACCGTAGACACGGATCAGCTTTGCCTTGGGATCAACTTCAAATTTGACTTTTTCTGCACCTTCACCGAAATACTGGATCACGGGTTTATCTTCTTTTGCAGACTTCTTAGGTGTTTCCACCTTCATTGCGGGATTAGCGTCAGCCACCAGCGGCTCCTTCTTGTGCTTGTTGTTGATTTGCCAGGTTCTGCTTCATGAGCTGACCGGCTTGAGTGATCGCTGGGTTCAGTCCCTGCTGTGCCATGGCCATCATCTGGGCCTGCTGCATCTCCTGCTGGATCTGCTCAGGACTCTTGACGAGACCCTTCATGTCGATACCCAGAGAGGTACCGAGACGCTTCAATGCGTCATCCTTGTTGATTTCAGGAGGCAACTGGGCCACGAGGCCTGCAGCTTGGAAGAACATTTGGAGCTTGTTCATGTCATTGCCACGACCAAGAGCTTCCATACCTGTAACGATCACAGGCTTCACCGTACCCTTGGGAAGGGTCGGCATCTTCTTCTTACGCTCCATGGCGAACATGATACGGTTCACCAGAGGCAACTGGAATTCCTGAGACAGGATCGAGTAGATACCACCGAGAGCTGATTCCAGTTCACCCGCCATGTAGCGGATCTCTTCGGCTGTCACTCGCTCACCATTGCGCTGGACTGCGGAGTTCAGAAGGAAGGCGAACGACAAGCGTTCTTCGATTCGAGTGATTGTCTCCAAGGCCACACGGAAGTCGTTGTACTTCTGGAGCTGGAGGACGGTCACGTCCTGGTCGTTACCCTCAACGATGGCACCGTTGTCAGCCTCAGCCAGCGTCTGCTGTGAGGTTGTGCCGTTGGGGTTCACGAGGAACAGGACCTTGGCTGCAGCAGCCGAGCCTTCAACGATAGCCTGAGAGAGACCTTCGAGGGACTTGATGTCACCCAGGTACTCTTCCACGTAGCCACGACCGTAGTTCTCACCGTCGATCTTGGTGAAGCGCACGGGGATCCAAGGGGACTTATCCAGGGGGAATGTGCCCAGAGAACCAGGGACGATCTGTCCTTTGATCTCTTGGTAGATCTCCCACTTGCCGTCTTCACGATAGACGTGGGTGTAGATGTCGCAGCTCTTATCGTTCTTCTCGTTCTCTTTGGCCTCGTCGTCCCCGTACTTGTAGCCAAGGAGTTCTTGGACATCGTCAGGGAGAGTTGAGGGAGCAACGGTTTCCTTGACCACAATGTCGAGGACGTTGCCCATGGGGTCACGGCGGACCACATACTTCTCAAGGGGGAACACACGCATGCCACCCGCATCAGGGGTGTAGAGCAGTGCGTTACCAGAGACGAGCAGGTGTTTCATACCTTCAAAGGCAGAGACACGAATGGCACCAGCCTCGATCTCGGACTGGACTGCACGTTCAATTTTGTTCAGGCCTTCCTCTACCTGCGCTCGCATCCCTTCCTGTTTCGTCAGGGTCTCAAGAGTGAAGTCATCAATCTGGAGGCGGAAGAATGGAGAGTTGGGAGGGAGAAGCGCGAGGAGGAGCTTCGAGGCCAGGTTGTTCACACCACGGGCACCCACAGCCTGGAAGGGCGTGTAGTACTTGGTGGCGTTAGAGTGCCCAGCAGGCGGCACCAAAGTTGGGAGTGTGTACTTAGAGCACTCCCTTGCCCTATTCAGGAAGGGCCAGCGGTCCGATTCCAGCTTGCTGTATAAACCAGCAGCGGATGGTTCCTGCTCCTTTTCGTTCTTCTCTTCAGCCATGAAATACCTTAACTAGGAATGTTCAAACCAGAACCTGCAGAACCTGTATCAGGCTGGGTACGGTCAATACGAAGGGAACCACGACCACGGTTGGCCGAGAGGGCCGATGCGTCCTTGCGGTTATTGCCCTCAGCAGGAGCCACGGTAGCCAGCGGTGCGGGAGCTGCGGGAGCTGGAGGGGGTGGAGCTGGAGGCGGACTCGACGGTGTTGAGAGGCACATAATCAGTTCTCTAGAATGTTTTGGTTCTGTAAATTGAACTGGTGGCGCAGCAGTCGGACAACCGTAGTCTGCCCCTGCAGGAAGAGATAATCTTCTAGTGCAACGGGGCCGCTTGGCAGTCGATCTGAGAAACGCTTTTCCAGTTCATCGAGTAATTCTTTAGGGACAGTTGGGAACTTATTGTTATCCATACGTCTTCCAATTGGGCAACCATAAGGAATACGGGGGTATTACACCCCCATATCCTCATCGAATAGGACAGGCTCCAGTCGCACAATCCTCACCCTGGATCTCATCCAAGCTGTTCGCCTGGTCGATCTCTAGAGGCTGAATGAACGAGCTGTACTTCTCGAAGGCTTCCTTGGTCACCACCTCCTGAGGGAGGTACTTGTAACCCAGGTCCTTGGCTGTCTTGGTGGGATCAGCGCGGAACAGGAAGCTCACACCAACGTACACATTCCAGTTCTCCATGAGCCAGTCGATGATGGCCGGAACCTCATCCACTGAGTAGGAGATCGTGGCTGACACGTTCTGCTGGCACCAGTTCTCCATGAGCATCTTGTATCGCTCAAGCTGACTCACGGCTGACTCAAGGTTCACCTCCATCTCGACACCGTCCTTGACGAACTTGTCGAATGGCACACCTTCCCAGCTCACAGGGAATGTGATCAGTACTGACTCTGGGTCGGTAGGGTTATCGAATACACGATAGCCAGCAGCACGACATAGAGGGACGAGAGGATCATGCTTGGAGAAATTAACATTGTTGAAGACGTACTTTCCTAGCGGCTTGTGAACACCTTCAGTGGTGTCCATAATCTTCGATAGTGTCCCACTGGGCTTGATGGTCGTGACGTTCTTCGGGCGCGGTAACCCAAACTCGTCAGCCATGCTGTAAGCTCCCGCAGTAGCTGTTCTCTGCAGTTCGGTATAGTCATAAGCACCCAAGTCTGGTCGCCGCACGATACCCGTAAGGCCCACCCCGCAGAGGCGTAGGAACTCGTTGTTGAGATGCCAAGCCTCTTGGAGGATACCATCTCGGAGATCAACACAGGTTTGCCGGTAGTTAGCTCGTGCCGCAAGATGGATTGCACGTCGGAGACCGGAAGAATCGCCTTTGAATTTTCCAACATCAACTTCAGTTAAGTTACAGAATGACTTGTTGCCGAGTAAGATCTCAGCACATGGGTTACAGCCCTTGAACCAGGGTGCTCGCTTAGTCGCTGTCTGGGCGTTTATGAATCCAGGTTCGGATCCACCCGCTTCCACCATCAGTTCGAAGATATGCTCTAAGTCCTGGCGGAGGGGTTTGCTCTTGAAAAGGAGGGAGTTGTTTGACTGGGCACGTTGGATGTTTGTCACCCACCAGTCCTTCTTTGCTACTGCGAACTCTTGCCACTCGTCCTCACCATAGGTGAACAGAGCAATCTCCGCAGAGCGTCGGGAGCTGAGTACAGTGCCGAGCCAATTGACAATATCAAGTATGTCAATACGACTAAGAAGGCTCCCAGCGCGGCGATTGAGGATGTGAAATATTGATTCATACGCTTTCGCTATTGCGGCATCACCAGAAGAGATCCAGCCGTAACCCTTGAGGCGTTCACCTGCAGGACGGATCTGAGAGAAGTCGAGGACCAGCTTGTCGGCAGCATGGGGATGTGCCATCAGCTTACCTACAGACTTGGCCCAGGCCTCGGCTGAGTCACCTACTTGGATTGTCCAGGTTTTGGTTTGCGGGTCGAAGGTTTCTTTATTACCTTCATTACCACCCTTTTCCGTCCGCTCAGAGCGGAGTACTTCGAGTTGACCAATCGGCTTGCGGAATCCAGTGAGTTGGCCAACCACAGGAGAGAAGCCAACACCACAGCCCTGAAGCAAGAGCCACAGGATGTCCACACAGTCTTGAACAGTTTCAACATTTGTAAAGGAGCAGTTAAATTGAGAAGCCTCGCGCTTCTTTGCTACGTCTGTACCACCCAGCCAGAGGGTGCGACCAGACATGAGGACCTTGCGTTCCAGCATGAGCTGACGGAGTTCGTTCAGCTCATCCTTGATGCCGGTATGGTATGTGCCTGCACGTTCCCAAAGCCAAGCCTGGTGAGCAATGACTCGGTCTACAGTTTCCTGCCAGGTCTCAAAGACCTTGCCTGAGTCATCCTTAGGACGGTTGTAGGTACGGCGTGTGATTAGCTGTGCACGGAGGGATGGGTTATCGGTTGTCGCCTGAGCCACTTATAGTTCCTTTGGTCTTGCGACCAGATAGTTTAATAATATTACTTACGGCAATCTCATCGAGAGTGAGGGCGTTGTCGTCAGCAATGGCAGTGATCATCCACAGAATGTCACCGAGTTCCTTCTTGAGGTTCTCTCGGTGGTCATGGATGTTGTACCCATCACGGCGACCCTTGGCTTCCAGGGAGAGGAGTTCACCCACCTCCCCTGCCAGGTTCAGCAATGCGTAGATGTCGTCGGCTGTCTTGAGCCGGAAGCTCATGGCCTCACTTTGATACTGGGTAAAGTTCATCGTAGTTCTCAATGAGATATTCGAGATAGTGGATGGCCTTGGCCAGGTCCTCTGTCTTGTTCTTGCCCTTGTGACGCAAGACATACTTGATGACATTGCCTTCCCAATAGTTCAGGTCCCAGGCACGGATGATGTCCCATGGCTGGATGGCGTTGAAGTAATGCTCACCGCCCACCTGCTTGTGCTGCTTGGAACCATCGGTCACACCGGTAGCCACAGCCTTCTGCATGGCTTGCCAGTCTTCCTCTTCCTCACGAGTAACAGCGAGGGTCTCAGGGAACATCTCGATCTGACGGCTTATTGGGTTACCAAAGAATTGGTGCAAGTGGGGGTCCATAAAATTACTTTCTTGTTTACATGATCATAGTCTGAGTGGCGGCAGATACGGGCAACTCGTGCCTGCACCAACGCCTCCTCCTCACCAAAGCCAGCCTTGTCGTATGCCTTCACGACATGCTTCCAGTAGATCTCTCGGAGCTGGGCAGAGTTAGCCCAAGGGGTACCCTCTTCCATGGCCTTCTGGAGGATCTTACCGGCAGCCACAGGACCGACCCCAGGGCAACCAGAGTAGCCATCGGTGGTGTCACCGGTCAGGGTCTGGAGCATGTGGTAGTAGTCTGCCTCGTGCTCTGTCACCTCGAAGAACTCACCGCTCTTGAAGTTGTAGTGCTTGCCGGGGATTGTCTTGAAGTCCTTGTCGATGGAGCAGACGATCAGCTCACGGACAGGGTCGAGCTTGGAGGGCTGGGTAGCCCAGATCCCCAGGACATCGTCACCCTCAAGGCCAGGCATCGAGATGCACTTGTAGTTCTCCTCAGCGATCTCCTTGAGGAAACGCAGGAGCATGGGCTTACGCACACCAGAGCGGTTGCTCTTGTAGGTGGGCAGCACACCCTTCCTCCAGTTGTCTCGGTCAGAGAACATGAGGTAGAAGTCATCAGCCTCGACCTTGTCCACGATGGTGTTCAAGATCGTGTTGAATGCAGCAATGGCATCAGGCTCAAAGGCGTGGAGGGTCCACATCCCATCGCCCCAATCAAAGGACTGTTCTGAAACTACTGCAGCCTGGTAAGCCAGGATGTCTGCATCTATGAGAGCAACGCGCATACTTTTTCTTTCTTCTCGTGGTTCATGAGGAATTCCCACGAGGTGGGGTAAAGGGAAGCCATCTCATCGGTGATACGCTGAGCGACTACACGGGTCTCTGCCTGTGTGTGGCTGTCTAGTCTTAGCTGACACATTCTGGCCCAGGCGTACAGTGTTCCCGTCCAGATCCATTCAGTCATGGTGTTCTGAGGGAGGACCATACGAGCCTGCTCAGGGCAGACACCTGCCTTCAGCATGAACTTGTAGGTGTCCAGGGCATCAGCCGCAGCCACCTTGGCTGGGTCAGTGAGGAACACGATTTCCGTATCCCCACTCCCCTGTTTCACGTTCTCTGCACGAGAGCGCCATGCCTCAGGGAAGAAGAACTCGGGTTCATTATCCACGTAGCGGCGGCTCACCTCATTCCATGAGAAACCCACGGTGTGCTTCACCAACTGGCGAGCGACAAAGATAGGAGCCTTGACTCGGAACGTTACTGAGCAATGTGCAAAGGGGGACCAGTGGTTGTGCTGAGCTAAGTACTTAATGAGACCGCGGTCTGTCTTGTAGTCAAACTCGTCGTGCTCCTTATCGAAGCTCACGCGAGCAGCGTTCACTACAGTGAGGTCGCTACCCATGTGGTCCATGTACTCTACAGCAATGTCAGTAATGTTCATTTAAAGTTCCAAATGTGGTGGGTTTTGAATTGCCTGGAAATATTTCAGGAGACTTGGGTTGTCCATGATGACACCCATCATGCCAGAGGCCATGCGCCTAACAATGACTTCCTCATCAGCACCACCCATGGCGATACTCATGCAGTACCAGACGGCATGGAAGATCTCATGGAGGAGTGTGTCTGCCTCTTCCACTGGGTGCTGGCCATCCTTGACGATGATGATGCACTGGTGGTTGTTGCACAGACCTAGGTTCTCGGTGCCCAGCAATGAGTCGTCTTCATAGATAACTACGTAGTTGCGGCCCATGATACGGACTGCATTGGGTCGCAGCTTTTCATGTTTCATAGAAGTCCTTCTTCACGGAGGAGGCCCAGACCCTCTTCCGTTATTCGCC